GTGGTGCTGTATTACTTTGGAGATCGAGCGATGTCGTATCGAGATTGCGTGAGCAAGTTCGTGCGAGTTGCAGACCTCGGGAGTATTTATGAGTGCCCTGGTACCATCGTGACGTGGGAGCGAGACGATAAGGCGACGAGTACGATATTCGTTGGCCGGATGAAGGTGAATGACCGAGAGGAGGACAACCGTCCCCCTTTGAGTTATCCTCATGATTCAGATGTGATGAGTTCGGATGCGGAGATCATGCGAGTGTTCACGAGTATTGACACGTATGTTGATACCCAGCCTGGAATGTGTGGTTCGGTAGTAGTAGCGTACAATTCGAGGATCCCTAACAAGATTCTTGGAATGCATGTTGCTGGCGTACCAACCGACAATAAGGGCGTGGCGGAGATCGTGACGTTTGAAGACCTGGAGAAGGGACTGTCGAAGTTGCCTTTGCAAGTGTTACCACCGAAGAGACCTGTGGACCTTGCTCCTCACCCTGAGGGGCGGGCGGTGCCGCAGGGCGACTTCTCTGTCATTGGAGTTGTTGCGGGGTCGGAAGCCCCACGCTCACCGGAGCGGACGCGGATCAGGAGAAGTCCTTTGTTCGATCGTGTGTTTCGTCATGTAACGGAACCGGCGTGCTTGAGTCCTTTTGACGAACGTTTGGAGAAGCCAGGCATATCGATGCTAGTGGCTGGGACTGAGAAGTACGGAAAGGAGAGTCCTCCACTCGATGTGGAGACGATGCGTGCAGCGCAGAAGTACACCAGAGATCAGATTTGTCAGGTACTTGCGAGAGAACCGAGATTTATTATGACTGAGAAGGAAGCGATAAATGGGAAAGCCTGTTTGGCGTTCTGTGATTCTATGAATATGCAGACGAGTGCTGGGATGCCTTATGTTGTCCGTAAGGGTATGAAGGTTTCTGGCAAACGTCAGTTTTTCACTGGAGAAGAGAACGAGCTAGTGGTTAGCGACCAGGAGCTGCGAGAGCGACTGGATACGCGACTAGCTTTAGCTAAGCGAGGTAAGCGCATGTGGAGTGTGGCTTATTCCTGTTTGAAGGACGAGAGAAGACCGTTGGCGAAGGTGCGAGCTGGAAAGACGAGAGTGTTCATCATTATGCCCCTGGATTTTACGATCTTGGTGCGGCAGTACTTTCTAGCGTATATCAGTGCTCAGTTGAGGAATTCGAACGTATATTACTCGACGCCGGGCATTGATGTGGAGTCCATGCAGTGGACGAAGTTGATGGAGCACCTGTTGGAGGTTTCGGACGTGGGTATCGCGGGAGACTACGGTAACTGGGACGGATCAGTGAAGGCAGAGGTGATGGCAGCGCATGTGAACAACATTAACGCGTGGTATGACGACGGAGAAGAGAACGCTCTCATTAGGCGTGTACTCTATGACGAAGTTATCCATACGATTCTGTTGTGCGGGACGACGATGCTGATGAAGCATCACGGGGTCCCGTCTGGGTTTCCTGGAACGACGAACTTGAACACCGATCAGGGTGAGTTCATGATGGCTGTGTGCTGGTACGAGCTGGCACCGGAGGATGAGCGTGATCTTGTTTTCTTTGCAAGGAACACGCGTGGAAAAGTGTACGGTGACGATCACGTGTACGCTGTTCGGCGAGCGGCACTTTTGTTTTTCAACATGGTGCGCATCAGTGCGTTTTTGCGATCGATTGGCATTGAGTATACTGCTCCAGATAAGAACGAGGAGAGTATGAAGCCGTACGGGTACTTGCGAGAGTGGACGTTTCTGAAGAGAGGATCGCGGAAGGTTGGCAAGCAGTGGCTTCCTGTCATCGGACAGGAAGTGATCGCGGAGTTGACGAATTGGGTGACGGA